GGTACTGTAACCGATGTAGATGTAGTATGCCCTAATTGCGGTGCGCCTATGGCTGAATTTGCAAGCCTAGACGATATAATAGAGGCGAGGAGTGAGTGGTAATTCATTCACTAACAATCAAAACAATAACTAATGAATGAAAAAATAAACGACAAGTATCTTGCGCAAAAAACTTGACTACAATCTGCACAACAAAAACCCTAAAATCTGCACAATTAAATGACACAAGCAATGAAAGAAGAGCAAGAAGTATGGGATTGGTTACAAGATCAAAACCTAACGAAAGTAATGCAAAAGACCGGAGTAACAATGAGCCGATTGCATTATTTTAGATCCGGTAAAGCAAAGTATGCAAGCTTTCAAGTTGTACGAGAAATAATGATATTAAAAGAAAAAATGGAGGCCAAATGAGTTACTTTAGTCTTACAGAGTTTATATCAGACGATCAGCTAGATCATCCACAACTAGCGCAGAGAAAGATACTCCCGAAGATAAACACCTGGATCAATGAACTCGACAAAGTTCGATCTCTAGTAGGATTCCCAATAAAGATTACTGACTCGGTTAGGTGGGGAGATGGAACTTCTCAGCACTACTTCAACGGCGCAGGAGCAATAGATCTCCGACCGGTGCTTGTTGATCCTAATAACTTTCTCTACCTGCTTCTAGCTCTATACTCAAATCCAAACATCAATCGCATCTGCTATTATCCTCCTGGAAAACTATTCGCATACGGAGGCTTTCACATAGACAAGAAGTTTCACGGCAAGCATCTGTTCATATCTAGCGCCGATGTTGTTAAGTGGGAGATAATAGATTTGCACGATCTTGTAAAACAGTTTCGTTGAATTGTAAAAATTCGTAACTTTAGTCAAACTAACTTTTCCATTATGCAGAAAGAACTAGATCAAGTAAAATTTGACATCCATAAACTCGAGACTATGATTGAGGTACTAGCTAAAGACGTTCAAGAAATAAAAGAGGCTCTCATAGGAAACGAATTTGGTCAAGAAGGCCTTGTCAAAAAAGTAAGTCAAAACTCAGAAAATATAGTTGAGTTGCAAAAATTCAAGCAGAAGATTATCGCTTGGGCAACTGGAGCGGGCCTAGGTTCAAGTGCTTTATTCAATGCGATATCGGAGATGATGAAATGACAAAACTAAAAGACAGAAAAATTGTACGTATCATATCAGAAATTGCCGAAGGAAAAAACAAAGCCGGACAAGTGTTGCACGGCGCACTCGACATCTTGCCATTGCCAAATCAATTCATCGGCAAAGCACTCAAGGCAATCGTTGCAGGAGAGTGGAATCAAACTAAAAGCGAACTTCTTGAAGCGTTTACTCTCCGCAATACTGTGGCGATAGCATTAACAACTGCGTTTATTATGGGATGGGTAACACCTGATCAATTAACCCAGTTTACCGAGATGCTAAACGAGATTCTTAACTCTCTATAATGAAGATTGTAGATAGGCAGATAAAAGATTTAATCCCGGCCGAGTACAATCCTAGACACCTCACAAACGAACAAGCAACTCATCTCGAGGCTTCACTAAAAAGATTCGGCGCAGTAGATCCGGCTATTATCAATACACATCCGGATAGAAAGAACATTATTATCGGAGGCCATCAAAGACTCAAAACGGCGCAACGCTTAGGATGGGAAACATTCCCTTGCGTGGAGTTAGAACTCGACAAAGAGAGGGAGAGAGAGTTAAACATCCGACTCAATAAAAATACCGGCGGATGGGATTGGGAAAGCTTATCAACATATTTTGAGGTTGAGGAATTGACCGATTGGGGGTTTACTGATAAAGAGTTATTTGCATATAGCGAGGATGAATTTGGAGAAGAATTTGACTTACCAGATGGAGATAAAGAACCATTTCAACAGATGACTTTTACGCTTGCAGATAATCAAGCCGAATTATTATCGGAATCATTATCTGATATTAAAAAAACCGAAGAATTTAAATACGTTGAAACCTTTGGCAATGAAAATGGAAATGGCAACGCTTTATATTTAATTGTATCACAATGGGCAGAGCGAAGGAAATAAGAGTTAAAGTAATTCCCTCAAAGATTGCCAATGAATTTGTTAAAAAATGGCATTATTCTGGAAAGGTTGTTCAAAATAGTAAGCTCCATTTTGGAGCATTTTTAGATGGAGCGCTTCACGGAGTTATGAGTTTTGGTAGCCCATTAGATAAATCAAAAGTTTTAAATTTAGTTGAGGGTACAAATTGGAATGAAATGCTCGAATTAAATCGAATGGCTTTTGATGACTATTTACCAAAAAATTCCGAAAGCAGATGTATATCAATATCTTTTAAATTGATTAAAAAAAACGCTCCTCATATAAAATGGATTTTATCTTTTTCGGATGGCACACAATGTGGAGATGGGACTATTTATAGAGCAAGCGGATTTGTATTAACTTCTATAAAAACAAATCATAATACTGTTAAACTACCCGATGGATCAGTTATTCATAAAATGACCTTAGAATCAAATCCAATGCAAAAACGACCGGAACTAAATGGTATATCATATTATGATTTAACCGGAGGTAAATATAATTTCAAAAAATATGTTCAATATGTTAATGGCGAAATATTGAAAGGGCATCAGTTACGATATATATATCTTATTGATAAATCTGCAAAAATATCCGTTCCAATCATTCCGTTCTCAAAAATTGATGAGATAGGAGCAGGAATGTATAAAGGCGAAAAAATTAGTATATTAGAACGACAACAAGCGCCGGAAGTGTAATGGTTGCACGTCCGACAATCCAGTCGGAAGGAGAGGTTCGATCCCATCTCGGCGCTCTATATTATGGCATACGACACAAAAAAATTATATAATCAAGCATTGGAGGAGATAGATAAAAACAATCTATTCTTCGTTGAGGATGTAGTGGCTTACTTAGGTATTGCAAAGCCTACGTTTTACGAGCATTTCCCGATTGACTCTAACGAAATGAACGCCATAAAAGAAAAACTTAACAAAAATGCAATGCGGACAAAAGTATCAATCCGTTCTAAGTTGCATCAAAGTAAATCACCGGCTAGCCTTTTGGCTTTATATAAGCTCCTAGCAACTAATGATGAGCGCAAAGCCTTAGCAATGGAATACAGAGAACATAGCGGAGAAGTAAATCTCCCTAAATTGGAGGTAGTTTATGGTAACGTTCAAGATGGGGATGAATCAAAAGGTTCATCAAAGCCTCGTAAAAAATAAACCTATTAACGTACAACAAGGCGGAAGCTCTTCCGGAAAAACGTACACCATTCTCCAATATCTGTTTATGGTTGGAGCAGAGAATCCAAAGGAAACCATAACTGTAATTGCAGAAGATGTTCCTAATTTAAAGTCAGGAGCGTATCGAGATGCTAAGAATATACTAGCCAATACTCCTGAGCTAAAAATATATTGGCCGTATGAAAATAAGTCGGATCGTATATTTGAATCTATCAACGGTTCGGTTATAGAATTTAAATCATTCCAGGATGAGTATGATGCCCGGTCAGGTAAGAGAGACAGAGCTTTCTTCAATGAGGCCAATGCTATCAAATACGGCATCTTTGAGCAAATCAATATGAGGACAACAAAGCAAACTATAATCGATTTTAACCCGAGCGCAAGATTTTGGGCGCACGATCAACTAGAGGGCCGAGATGATGTCGAATGGAATGTAACGACTTACTTAGATAATGATTTTATTGCGCCGGCTATCGTGGAGAAGATAGAAAGCTATGAGCCAACTCTTGAGAACATAAAGAAAGGAACGGCTAACGAGTATCGATGGAAAGTATATGGTATGGGAGAAGTAGGAAGATTAGAAGGCTTGATATTCCCCAATTTTAAAACTACTAACGAATGGCCTGAGTATAAGTGGAGAGCCTTTGGAATGGATTTTGGTTTTACTAACGATCCTACTACGCTCATCGAGATACGAATGGCTCACGGCGCTTTATATGTCAAAGAGCATATCTACCGGAGAGGACTTACCAACCAAGATATTAGTCGTTTGATAAAAAATCTAGAGATAACGGATCAAATAATAGCAGATAGCGCCGAACCTAAAAGCATCGAAGAACTAAAGAGAGAAGGTATTTGGGTATCACCGGCGCAGAAAGGTAAGGATTCTATTATGTACGGCATTCAGAGGATAAACGAGTACCAGGTAAACATACACACATCAAGCAAAAACCTTATTGAGGAATTTTCTTCGTATATTTGGGCGAAGGATCGGCACGGACAGTCAACGAATAAACCGATAGATGACTTTAATCACGGCATTGATGCGATTAGATATGCATTGACCGATAAATTGCGCCGTAAAAAACTAGATTTCAGTATTGTTTGATGCATTTTGTTATATCCGTTGCGAGAGTTGTGAGAGGCTCTCGTTTCTTTTCATAAAATTGCTTAAATTGTAACAAAATATTTGCAAATGAATTTTAGCGATTTAATCCCTTTCAAAAAACAACGGCTAAACAATCGGCTTAATAGGCAGTTGTTTCGCTATCAATC